TGGCCAGTTAAAATCCGCATTTTTATACTGAATGAAATCACACTCTTCTAAGTCTAGAATCTCCATACACAGTTGCAATTGAGGCATGTAATGCTGCGGTACCTCGGGTAAAATTTCACGTGACATGGGACACTTAATTTCGATAAGTTTTCCTGATTCACTGATACCATCGGGTGATCCACCGAGCCAAGGATACTTGGGGTGTGGTTCTAGACCAATTTCATGTACAACTTCGTTGTGCCTCTGTTCATATATAATTCTGGCTTCGTCTTCATACTTATTACCGTGTTCTGTAGCTGCATTCCCAGTGAATGGTTTTCCCTTACCACATTTTTTGAGAAGAAGATCGAATGGTTTTTCATATTTATTCTCACCTATGGCTGTGGCACAGTCACTCGCTGTGAGCATATTCTTTCTCAAATCAAGCCATTCTTGCGATCTCTGTTCGGCGTATGTTTTACTTATCAACTTTTCGACATTTGGGTGCATCTTAAACATAATATCCCTCTATCTTTTAAGCGTTTAATGCGATGCCTTAATATACGGGGTGTACCTAATGTAGATACACCCATGCGTTCACATTCATCTATCAAAGCTTGTTTAGAATATTGAATTGGTGGTTCGCCTTTTCTAAATAACATACAAGTAACAACAAATAACACGGGAATCATTGTGTGATGTTACAATTTGGGTAGAAAAAATATTTTGCTGCATTCTGTTCAGCCTGTTTTTTGTTTTTGGCAAACCCTCGACCCAAAATGACGTTATTTACATACACATCTATGTAAAATATACCATTATCATGTGAGATGACACGATAATCTGGTAAAGGATGTCCGTGTGTCTGACAGTACCTCATGAGATGATCTTTATAGTTATCATCTACCATGATAGACTGCATATTCACAAGTTTTGGATTCTCATAAATATTCAAAATAAAACGTTTTGCATGTAGAAGACCAAGATCCATGTATATCGCACCTATGAACGCTTCGAATACGTCTTCCAGAATTTTAGGATTCTTGAACCATTCGTTTCGCATACCCTTTTCGTCCATTTGCACCCATTTGTACATTTCCAACTTCATCGCGATATTTGCCAACGTTTCACCTCGTACAAGTTTAGTGCGAGCTTTCGTGAGAAAACCCTCCTTTTGTTTCTCGTGCCTGTCAAATAAGAACTTTGTGATAACAAATCCCAATACGGAATCACCTATAAATTCAAGAGTCTCAAAAGATTCCAAGTTTTCATTTTCTTTCAATGCAGATTTATGCGTAAATGCTTTTTGGTACAAATCTATCTTAGATATCTTTGTACCAACAAGGGTTTCGACGGTTTCCTTGTCGATTAACATTTTATATTGTTAGTGTATATTTTTTTAAGCAGTTTGTTCAACCTTGGTGTAGTGTGGACTCAAGTACTTTTGCAAGTTCAAGAAAGTAATTTGCGTGTCCGCGGGTGGGTCAAGAAGAGCGCGGAGCTTGTCGTCAAGAACAAGAACGCGACCGTTATCTGGGTGCTTGAGACCCTTTTCAGTGACGTAGTTATTGATTGCACGAGTAACGAAGGAACGGGACACGAGCTTCCCTTCTTCGACACCGAGAAATTCACGGAGCTTTGGGGAGATAGCTTGTTCTCGGTTGAAGCCGTTATTCTTCGCACGGGAAGCAGCCTTGGTTCCGTCCGGGTCGTCTTGCTTGGCCTTGATCTTACGAACAATCTTGGTCAAGGACTTGACGTCGTTACGGAGAGCAGCAATTTCGGTGAGGACAGTTTCAAAAGACATCTCGTTTTATGTTTTACTTAGGTATTACATCTTTAAGCTTGTTGAAATATTATGTGATGTATTAATAACATGGACCAAACAGAGTACTCAGCTGGGGTCATAAATAGGTTCAGGACAAAAAAATTATTCCATAACGATCCTGTTCTCAAGAAGTTCTATGATAAAGATGATGTCGCCAAATTCAGGGCGAGAGTGCACCGCCTCCACAAGGATGAAGATTTCAAAGACTTCGCGAGCGTTATATTCACTGACATACTTCGTTACGAATTATACGCTATCATTGACGAACTCACAGAATTTTTGAATCCAGTCGGCGATCTCATTTTATCTGGTGGAGACGCCGTAAATTCATACCTAGAACCAACCCAGAGAATCATGACTCTCGACATAGACACCAAATTTACACCCAGAATAAAACCAGACGCTAAGTTTTTTGGAAAACTTCAAGCGATCAAGCTTTTGTTATGGAACAAACTCGGTGAGATCGCGAAGAGAGTGAATACACGGTTTGCAAAGCTCGTGTACGAAGGACGCGGAAAACCAGGTAAGTTCATAGGTCTTGGTTTTGCGAATAAAGGTCCGTACGTCACACGTCGATATACACTCATTCCTAAGAAAAAGGACGCAAAAAAGGGACCAGACACACTCGCAGACATAGAGCTTTTCACACTCGACATGAAAGCTCGCGTGTACTCACCAAAGACTGGTCGCATCGAACCAATCAACATGGGTGGCATACTCGATATCGCATTCATGCGTCCGGGCGAATTTGGATTTGAGGTTGGAGATGATCAAGTGCAGGCACTCGACATATTCAAAATCACGGGTAAGTACGTTATCGGTAAGTTTGATAACATCAAACTCGCATCTAAGAAGTTTCTCATTGAAGATTCGTATACCATGCAGAAGTTGGGACTCAGAGCACCCGAAAAGAAAGAAAAAGACCGTCGGCGAATGATTAAACTCGCCCGCCTCGTCACCAAACGAAAGATTCTTCAAAGTGATTCAATGGAAGATATCATGAAAAAGGTAGGCATACCACTGAAGAAGACTGCTAAAAAACACACCACATTCCGTAACGTGAAAATGTCAAATGCTAAAAAAGTGAACCCCAAGAAATACACTACATTTACGACAACTCCAGATCCAGAAAAACTATCCAAACAGTACGTATACGGTATAAAAGCATCACATAACATGGGAAATGTATCTGGATTTAGTAAAACACAGGGTAATATGCGTTTTAACACAGAAGAATTAGATTGGGTCAAGAATAAATCGAGTAATTATGTGAAAAATGAATTCAATTACAGGCCAAAACGTCCCATTCCGTTACCGGAAAAAATAAAACTAGAAGAAACTCTTTATGGATTCAAATCATCTAGAGATGCATGGGTTCCAAAGCCTATTATACGAAAATCGGCTATGATACCGTTTATAGGGGTTAAAGATTTGAACCGTATATGATATATAAAATGATTTACGGATCTCTTTCGAAAGGCGAAGATGGTCTCTATCACGTCAAGGCACTCACTGAAGACCAAAAAAGGTGTTACGTTCAGGTGAAGAATGTGAAGGTCGTCGACGATGTTTCCGGTGAAGTTACGTTCGACCTCACTGACGCAGTGGGTATCGATAAGGTTGATGCCATTCACGCACAAAACTTGGTGTCGGCGGTCGAAAACAGTGAAACGTGGTTCGGTAAAAAGTTGACTGAGAAAACAATCAATAAGGTTTATACGAAGGAAGACACCATCTCAGCGGATAAGATTCCAGCTACAAAGGTGTTCGACGCCACGAAGCAAGTCATTCAGGTTGAAGCGTTTTCTCCAGGCACGATGTGCACCATCATGCTTGAATACGCCGGTCTCTGGTTCGCGAAGAAAGCCTTCGGCCCGGCGTGGAATTTGGTCCAGGTGAAATTAAATCCAGAACCAGAACCAGAACCAGAACCTGTCCCGGAACCGGAACCGGAGTCGATGCCAGAGCCAGAACCTGAAGTCGAGGCTTACCCAGAGGAGATTGTGATTGAAGACGATGAATAAAAAAATTGTTTCTATATATAAAAGATGATGAAGATGAAAAAGATCACTCCACGCCAAGCGATCATCGGTCTCGCGATTGTGGTTGTGATTTACCTCATGGTTACCAATAACCGTTCCACCTACAGTGTGAAGGACTCGGAGTATGCCGGTATCGGTGGCATTGATGCCGTCGGTCCATCGGCGGAAGCCGGGATTGGTTGTGAAATGAAGGCGGGTACCGGTCTTGCCTCTTCTTTGTTGCCACGTGAAGTTGCGCCTCAGGAGGATTTCGGTGAGTTTGCCCCAGATGACATCCTCTCCGGACAAAACTTCCTTGAGCCACGCCAACAAACTGGTTACCCAGAAACCATCGGCGGTGCCCTTCGTAACGCGAACCAACAAATTCGTGCTGACCCACCAAACCCCAAAGATGCCTTTGTGTGGAATAACTCCACTATTGCACCCGACACGATGCAACGTAGTTTGTGCGCATAAACTTAAAGAATAACGTATTATTTATATATAAATGTCTCAAGTTCCTTCAGACGAACTCTCAAACAGCGTCTCTAAATTGGTTGAATTAAACAAGCAAATTACAGAAGCCAGAGAAGATATAAAGATCCTCGTCCAGGCTGAAAAGTCCCTCAAATTGCAAGTGAAAAAGCTCATGATGGATAACGGTCTCGACGCTATTAACCTCAAGAAAGGTAAGATTTCAGTTCGTAAAAGTGCCAGAAAGACGGGACTTACCAAGACCACTTTAATGGAAGGTCTTGTGAACTACTTCAATGGTAACGAGCAACAGGCTGAAAGTGTGTTAAAGGCTGTACTCGATAACTTACCAGTAAAAGAATCTACATCTCTTTCACTTACGGGTATCAGAGAACGTAAATAATGGTTTGGAATGAATACGTCCACGCTACAGAGCGACTCAGTGATAATGAGTATAGTGATGATGAAGAGTATGAAATGCAAATGCACCGCCCTCTTCACATAGATGATTGGGGAGGACATTTTGATGACGACCTTTGGTGGATGTGGCAACTCTTACAAAGGTATCTAGGGGATAGAGCACTCGGACATCACATTCTCAAAGATGCCAAGTATCACGACTTCATCGAATTTTGTTATCAGTTCTCAGACAATAGAGCTATAGAATTATAATATATATACAAAGTAAACATGCTTCCACAAAAGGTTTCTATTCCAGCCGCTTTATTCCTCGCGCTCAGCCCAGGTATCTTACTCCGCACTGATGGTACCAGTATCAAGTTCCGTGATGGTCTCACTGGTCGAACCGCTGTTCTTTTCCACGCGCTCGTGTTCTTCCTCGTCTACTCGTTGATTGCGAAGGCCATGGGTCTCGTTCTCACGCGCACCGATCTCATCGTGACCACTGTGCTGTTCTTGGCTTTGAGCCCAGGTATGTTGCTCACTTTGCCACCAGGCTCGAAGGGTGTCTACATGTCGGGACAGACTAGCCCAGCGTCTGCGATAGTACACACCGTGGTTTTCGCGCTCGTATTCGCTCTTTTGCGAAAGCAATTTCCTAAGTACTATTAAGTGACCACCGATGAAATATTTGGTAATCGGTCCAGGTGCTATGGCATTTTACGCCATGTTAGGGTATCTCAAAAATATAGAAAAACGTCTCACTGATGTACAAGAAATTTCGGGTGCATCCGCGGGTTCCATACTCGCGGTGTTATTTGCACTCGGAAAGACAGTCGATGAGATGATAGACATATCACTCAGATTAAACATTTCAGATTTAGTTAAATTGAACTTGAAATGTTTTTTACATAGTTATGGACTCGTAGATTTAGAAGCACTTCGTGAGAAGTTAGTGTATATATGTGGGTGCGACCCCACATTTATGGAACTTACAAAAAAGATATACATATCAGCATTTTGTGTTAACACCGGAAAGACTGAATATTTTTCAGCCGATACACACCCCGACATGAAAGTACTCGATGCTGTGTGTATGAGTATAGCCATACCTTTCCTATTTTCATCCAGAAAGTACAAAGGAAATACGTACGTCGACGGTGGAACCGTAGAGTCTATGCCTCTCGCGCCGTTTCTCGCACATAAACCGTATGATGTTCATTGTATACAGATACAATCTAACATACCGTACGTGGAAAATATAGATAATCCACGTGTATTTGCTGAAAACATCATGCGCTCGGCACTTGTGAATAGATACGATTACGACACACGAGATTATAATGTTAAAATCATAGACGTGGGTGACATGGATATATTTGATTTCAATATGTCATATGAGGACAAGATACGAATGCTGACGAAAGGTATCTCATAATTTTTTATCAGTTTATAACAATATGGATGTGTGTAATCCGGGCATAAATGCTAAGAACCTCGCGCGTCTCGTGCGTCAGGAGACAGGTGTAGAACTTAATCTCAATAGGAACCAAATCTGCGACGTATATAAGTCTATCCAGGACGGTAAACTCCCACTCCCCCCGATGGTGTTGACCAAGGACGGTAAGTATATGTTAGACAGAAAATCTCCACTCACAAGCTCAGACTTTGAAGTCTTATTTAGTTCATCTTCTAAATCTGGTGAATTAAAACGCGTGGCACGTAAAGTGGGGCTCTCTAACTATAAGGATATGACAAAATCGGAACTCGTTGACGCTATAGAGAACGTGTTGAAGTCAAATAATGTGAGAGAACCTATACGTCTTCATATCACAGCACCCAAGCAAAAGCGTATTTCTGTCGATAGTAACAACAACTATCAAAACAATTTTAATGTAAATAACCGCAATGGCAATGGTGTAAAGAATAACAACTTGAAGCGCATTTCGAATGAATCAAATAATCTAGGTAACCGTGGAAACGGAAACCGTGGAAACGGAAACCGCGAAAACGGGAACCGTGGAAACGGAAACCGCGAAAATGGGAACCGCGAAAACGGGAACCGTGGAAACGGGACACCTCGCCCACCGAACAGAACGGCACGCAACAAGTATTATATGGCTGCCGCAGCTCGACGAGTTGGTGGTAACGGGGTTCAACCACCCAGTACTCCAAGTGACCCTACGATGGCGGGACTCATAAATGCGTTGCGAAAAAGTCGAAACAGTTCAAATACTGCGAGTCTCACGCGCGCATTAGAACGAGCTAAGTCTGGCTCTTCCAGCGCAAACACGAGAGCACTCGCTCGTCAAGTCGAAAACGCACTGAAACGCGGTAACGCGACAACTCTTAATGCGCTGCGTAAAAAGTTGGCAACTCCTGAGGTGAGCGAAAAGGATAAGAAGGTGGCCGAACTAGAGAAATATATAACAAACAAGGGGAGTAAACTCAATACACAACGCCGTGTGACATTTATGAATGACGCCCAAAAAAGTATAAAAGCGTACAAGAATGGTACAAACATATATAACACGGCGAAGACGCGTATCACTGCGGCGTATGAAACCATGTACAAGGCACAACTCAATGATATGGGTGCTCAACGAGTCTTAGAAGAACTTCAAAAAACAGTAAATACCATAGGAAACATAAAAATAAAGTCGGCTGCGGGTGAAAAATTGAATGTGTTTAAGCAGTCGGGTGGTGCCGACACTGGTGCAAGAAACGCCGTGATTAAGTTGAAAAAATTAGACGAAGAGCTCGGTAAAAAAAAGGTAAACCGAGTGTATTTAAACGTAGTGAGAGATGAGGCCTTAAAAAACATAAATTCATACAACATCAACAATGGGCTAGCTAAAATTAACACACAAGTTCAACAAGAAAAGAATAAAAGAGGTCTCGAATTCAATGAACTGATTAAAAATGATACGTATAAAAACATCCCATCAAATATTAAAAGTGGGTTAAGAAATCAATATGTGTCCGGCGAAAAGAAAATAAACGATATTAAGCGTGATCTTAACATTGCACTCGAAGAAACAGCGGGCGTGTTTAAAGGTTTGGAAAATAAAATACAAAATTTGGAAACCAAACTCAATAATTCTAAACTAACCGTGCGTGAGCGAAATGCATTGAAGAAAGAACGTAATAATTTAAAACAAAGATTGAATCGAAACGCCTTAAATATGAATGTAATGCGCGAACAATTGGGTAATATGAAGACTACTATAAATACGAAAAATAGAAACGCACAAATACTTAAAAAACAAAAAGAAAATGCGAATGGCGAAATTAAAAAACTCAAAAATAAATTAAATACCAATAAATCTTTGTCTAACGGAGAAAAGACGGCTTTGCAAGAACAACTTAACAACGCCATGAAGAATAGAACCAATCTCAATAATCGATTGAGAAAATCTGAAGCAGAGAAAATGCAATACATGCGAGAAATGAACGCATTGGCTGAAAATGTGAGAAAACAAAAAGAAAACGCGAACGCTGAAATAGCAGAACTTACTAAAAAGCTAAAAAATGGTAGCATTTCAAACGCTGAGAGAAAAAAACTCGAAAATGAACTCGCAGAAGCGCGGGGTAATGTGCTCATAAAAAATGAAGAACTCCAAAAACTCCAAAAAGAAAAGAAATCCTTTAATGCTGAAATCGCAAAAGCCAAACAAAACGTAGAGGCGGCTCGAGCGGCTCAATCAGCGGCAAACAGAAATAGAAACGCTCAAGTCGCGAACGCGAGGTCACAGGCAAACGCGGCCACTCAACAAGCTCAAGTCGCAGAAGCCGTGGCGGTTACGGCACAGAAACAGCTAACACAGGCACAGGCTAATTTAGCAAAACAACAGGCAAATGTTAACCGTATACAGCAAGAACTCAACGAAAAAACAAACGTGTCCGAAGAACAACGAGCGAAACTTGAAAAACAACTTCTCATAGAGAGAAGACAAGTTGCGAACGCGCAAAAACTCGCACAAAACGCTAAATCTAACGCAAACGATGCGGTCGCAGAAAGTAGGAGACTCGTCGCCGAAGCGGGGCGAGCTGCAAATAAGGCATCTCAACGGGCACAAGAAGCCGAAGAACAGAAATTGCGCGCGCAAGAGGCTGAGAAACGAGCACTCGGTAACAAGGCTGAGGCAAACCGTCTCAGAGTCGAGGCAAATCGTCTCAAGAGCGAAGCTAACAAGGCGCGTAACGCAGCTCTAGCTGAAGCTGAACAAAGTGCAAAAGCTGCAGCGGCAGCGAATACAGAAGCGAAACGAATCGCACAACAACTCAAAAAGGCTAATTTAACTAAAAAGGAAATGAATGTCCTCATAAATGAAAAGAATGCACTTTTAGAAACGAGGCGACAAGAAATGCAAAATCAAATAAACGCCATAAAAAAACAAGCAAAAAATAAAAATAATCGAATTTCTGTACTCGAATCCAATGTAAATCTCGCGAAACAGCGTCTCAATGTGAAGAACGCTGACCTATTAAAAAAGATAGAACAAATCAAACAAACGCAATCTAATGTCGCGAGACTTCAAAGAGACTTAAATAATGAAAAGGCGACATCTGCCGAGAAGAATAAAATTAAGAATCAACTCGAAGCTGAAACGGCGAGATTGATGAGAGAAAAAGAAATGCTCGAAGGTAGTCGCGTCGCGTTAATTCAACAAAGAAACCAGTTCAAGAAACAATTGAACATGGCTGAAGGTGGTAGAATCGCTCTCATGAACAGATTGAGACAACTTCAAAGTGCCAAGAACATATCTAACAAACAAAGAAATGTATTCAGAGAACAATTGCGAAAGGTTCAAGCTCAACGTAGAAATTTAAGAGGTGGAATGTCCGCTAATCAGGCACAGTATGCGACCACACGATCTCAATTGGAAGCTACACAAAAAAATCTAGCTGCCGCCCGACTCAACGAACAACGCGCGAAGCAGAGAATCATAGAAGCCTCTAGACTCACAAGAAACCGAGCATCAAACACCCAAAACTTTAATGCGACTGCAGCTTTTCAACAAATGAGTAATACACTCGCGACAAACAAAAACGCGTGGAAACGTGGTGTACGCAGTCGTTGGCAAAATGTAGCTAGACCCGGTGCGGCGTATCTCAAAAATGAAGAAAATCTTCGTGTCGCTAAAAATACACTACGTGCACTCATAAACTCAAAAAGACCCAATGGTAATTACACCATAGGTGGTCCATTTGGACAGAAAAGAAGGCAGTTGAAATCGGAATTGGAACGTGTGTTAAATATGACACAACTCAGGGAAATCAGAAAAAAGATCGCCGCGGCTAAAAACATAAAAAATACTGAAGTCGCTCAAAAAAGAATGAATAAAACTTTGAGTATGGTTGGTTCGTCGACCAACAATTTTAAATTTGGTAATAGTTCTCAACCAATCGCGACCAGGGGTCAACTACTCACAAAAAACAACAGAAATAACACAAAGAAAACTATAAATTCACTCTTTCGTATAGGAAATAAAACAAAGCTTCAACTCAAACGAAGAATAAACATGGGTGAAAATCCAAAAGATGTTCTTAGAAATGCAATGTCAAAAAATCGAAAAGCGGGTGGCCCGGCGGCGGCAGCTCGTATTAGAGCACAGGCTTATGCCAGTTAATTTTCTAAACCATAGTATATGTCCACCTACGCCCAAGAAAAATGTGAATTCATTTACCGTGTCTCCTCCTTAGAAAAGGTCGTCGATGGAGACACGATAGATGTTACCATAGATCTCGGTTTCGATGTCTGCACCAAGCAACGCGTCCGTTTGCTCGGCATCGATACCCCAGAGTCTCGAACACGTGATGAAGAAGAAAAGGTTTTCGGGCTCCTCTCCAAGAAAAAACTCAAGGAGTGGTGTCTCAAAGCCGTAGAATCTGAGAAGGATGATATAGAGATCGAACTCAGATGCCCGGAAAAGGATTCGCGCGGTAAATTTGGTCGCATTTTAGCGGAAGTGTGGGTCGGCGAAGATGGTCATTGGACGAACGTCAATAAGTGGATGTGTGATGAAGGCTATGCCGTGCCTTACGTAGGACAAAACAAGGCGGATGTTGAAGCGCTCCACATGGCGAACCGCGAAAAGTTACGAGCTAAGGATCTTGAATTATAAATTGACGTTCCCAAATAATCGCTATCCATTTTTCACCAGATGTGACAGGTTCACCTCCGTGTAATGCATCATCTGTTATACCACCCCAGCTATCGAGTGTATCAAAGCTAAGGGCGTCACCCTTTTTCAATTTAAAAATTTTTTTCAGGTTAGGGAAAATAGTTTCGCCACCTTCATAATCATCGTTCAATGCAAATATGAATGTGTGCACTCTATTATTTTTATAATCTTCGCTTCCATCTTGGTGAGGTTTATATAATCCACCCTTTTTGTAATGGACTACCCTTAGACTCTCACAACGTTCTGGGTGTTCGGTGTATCTATTCACAATTTCAGCAATTTTGGGATCACACATTTTCAAAGTACATTCCCGTCCATCTCGTATGTAAGAATCAATACTTTTATCGATACCGAGTCCAGCCGTTTCTAGGTAAGGTAAAGCCATACGTTTTATATATTCACACTCTTCATCCGTGAGTGAATTTGGAACCACGATAGGAAATTTATATATAGGTATCATACATTTCATGTAGAAATGTATTTTTCACTTCTAACCCACAAGTTTGCGATCCATTTTTCACCAGATGTGACAGGCTCACCCCCGTGTAACGCTTTATGTGGAACTCTGCCCCAACTGTCAAGTGTATCAAAGCTGAGAATGTCACCTTTGTTTAATCTGTAACTTTTTTCAAGAAATGGAAATACTGTATCACCACCTTCATAATCATCATTCAAAATAAATATAAAAGTGTGCTTTCTCGTGTTTGGTTCTGTAGGATTTGCATCATGGTGTGGTATATAAAACCCACCTGGTGTGTACCGAACCACTTGCAATCTCTCGCATACACTGGTATCATCGACACACTTTGTGATGATACGTTTAATCACAGGATCGCCGTGGTCAAGCCATGCAGTCTCACTCTTCCGAATATCACGGTCTTCGGTAAAATCATGACCTACAGTCGATGGTTTCAGTTTTTCTTTCGACATTGTTTTGATATACTCACACTCTTCATCCGTGAGAACCCCTCGCAGGACTTCTGGCTCTTTGTATTTTGGTCTGAATAACAATACCAAAATCAAAATGGGTACAACAACCCACCACATCTATCATCTACTTAGAAATATATACCTCGGAACTTGACACGTGTATCTATTACGTATTCGTGTGATGACACGGTTTGTATATTTTGCGAGCTCGTATGCCGTGTCCATGATTTCCACCTCCTTTGTCGGTTCTATCATCCATTGACGAAGTAAATCACTACCAGTATCGATGAACATTTGATATATTTGCTGAATGTCCCGCATTTTGTCATTGTGTTTATCACGTTTCTGTAATTCACGTTTCATATCAGTTTCAGATATGTGGTTCATTAAGTATGAAATTCGCAAATTAAGATTATCAGCGTGTATGTAATCATATTTATATATATTATTGTAGTCGGCAATACCCACGGCGGTATTTAGGGACATGATGCAAGCCGGTGCAGACGCTTCTAAAAGTTCTCTATACATGGGACGACCACCACATGGAATATCACCGTGTTCTCTGCCACGCCGTTTGAATTCAAAATAATGTGGATTGTGAACGCGGCCAGTCTCCACCTTACCCGTACGCCAATCGAATGCGGTTTGGCATGTCGTGCACCACATTTGCGCACACCCGTCTATTTTGTGTATCATTGTCGCACATTTTGGACACGGTTTTGTGTCACGGTTGATGAGTCGCATCGTTTTCACCGTTTCTGGATCGCATGT